ATCCGGAGAGCTCGCATCATATATGCGGTGGATCTCAACCGTACCGTCTGTGTTGTGAATGACTACATCCATCGCAGCCAGCTCGTCTATGTCTTCTACGAAAAATGTGAACTCCATTTATGCCTCCCATATTGATTTGACTCTTGCATAAAGGTCACCGAACGCCTCGCACAGATCTGCGCCCGGTTCGTTTCTCCACTTATTCTCTTTGGCTCGTATCGCTTGTAATACTTTGGCTTTGTATTCTTTTGACTTCTTATATGCCTCTATCGCTTCGTTTCTGTTGATATATTCGCAGCTCCAGGCGGAACATCTGTTATCGTTCTCGCCGCCGTATGGTTTTGCATATACGCATGATTCACAGTCTCTATTCATCGGTTCTCCTTTTACAATTGTGGTAGCGGTGTTGTTCCAATTTTTATCATCTTCCCAAGGCATTTTCATCGGCTCTCCTTTCTCCGTAGGAACAATAATTATTATCATCTGTAATTACTGCATATGTAAAAGTCATTGGGCAACTATTCTTACCGTGCTTCTTACACTCCCTGCACCTTACAAGGTCTATCTTTTCAAGAGGACAAGCCTTTATCTGTTCTTTGTAATATTCGTATTTAGTAGAATCTTCCATCAACTCACAGTCACCTTGAAATACAAAATAGCACTCGGTACAATGTGTTGGCTTTTTTAATCCCTCAATGTAAATTCCCATCTTTATTCCTCCGCTTCTAATATGGTCGGTTGTTCTGCTATTTGCCATGAATCAATATAGTTATATGCTCCCTCTTTTAATGACTCTTCTAAGAGTACATCTAAATCTCCAAGCCTTCCGTGTGGTGTGGGTATCTCTATTAGTGGGCAGTCATCGGCAATCTTATCAGTCACCAAACATCTAAAAAGCCACCGCTTATCGTCCCAAAAGGCTTGAACAAAATTACAATCTCCGCACTCTTTCGGCTTCTCCATATTCGGTATATATACTCCCATATCATTCCTCCTGCATCTTCTTATTCAATAACCACACGATGCGGTTAACTGTGACCTGAATATCTGCCGCCAGCTGAAGCACGTCATCTGCTTTGCCGTTCAGCATTTCCTCATAAACACCGCAGAGAATACTGTCAGCAATTATGAGGCGTTCAAGTTGTGACCGTTTCTCTATCATTGTCATCCTCCATAATCCACCGTCTCCGTCCCGACTGTATACGGAACGAACGGTTCTATCTTCCTCAGATCATCAGCACTATCGACGTCGCAAGTATAGTCATTGATCGCAACGTATGACTTGTAATCTATTACGTTCGGCTTGCAACAGGTAACGACCTGCCACAGTTCCCATGCTATCGGTTTGCGACGGAACGCACCTTGTTTCGCCATCGTTTCGCAAAGTCTTATACAGGCTCGGAAGTGTCCCTGCTTTACCACCTTATAAGCGAATGGTTCGGCCCACGGTTTCGTGTATCTCTCATCGAACGGAGGAGCTGACGCAAAGAACTGAATGTCATCGGTCGGCGTGTTCACGATTTTCTTAATAGCTTCCGGACTGAACACGACATCACCGAATATGTAGCACGCCGGTTCGTCAGTCGGATAAAAGCAGTCTGTCCAATATCCGTTATTGTTCGTGTCTTTTATGTTCGTCACATATCGGTTGTTATGATACAGGACCGGAGCGAACTCCTCGAACACCGGATCGTTTGAGCTGATATAGATCTGAGACTTATCAACTCCTGCTTCTTCTAATAAGCGGATCGTCCTCGCAACTATCGGCTCGTTATGGATCTCGAGCAACTGTCTCGGTCTCACCCAGGCTGGATATACTCCGCCGCACATTATGATGTAGATCATCTTTTTCCTCCTATCGCTTCCCAAAATCTTTCGTCATCAACTATCTTATTCACATAGCATACGAAGCCCATGTCTTCCGTCAGCTCATACCACGGACAGGTGCTGCACGTCTCGTGACTGTAGCAGTATTCCTTCAGGATCCGCAACACTTGTATTACATCTGTATTACTCATATTGCCTCCAACTGTTTCGTAAACTGCCTGATACGATTATCAAGATATTCTTTCCGGTCTATCAGGTCCCAATTAGAACCGTCCTGCTCCAGCTCGTTATTAATCTGTTCCAGCTCCATGCGGTCGAGTTCCAGATTAGATTCGAGTCGGTTCTTCTGATCCGCTTTGACTCGTTCCGCTTCGGACTTCATCGGTTCAGGTGCAGCGAGATATTCTGCGAACTTCGGACCAAATAAGGTTGATGGTCTCAGGTATGATCGCATCGTCTTGTCCTCCAACCACTCGGCGCACTTCTTATCGACTACTTTCTTCAGGTCATCTATGTCATAGCCCGATTCAATTAGGTCATTTATCAGCTCGACTGACTCAGTTGTCGACAAATTGTAGTCAGCTCCGGTTTTGGAATTAAGATATTTGATTATGACTGAGGGAGAGGTTTCGCTTGGTTCGTTTTCGAAACCAAGCCCATTATCATTTACATTTTCATTTACATTATCATTATCATTATCATTATCATTATCATTATCATTGCGTTTCGGTTTGCTTTTGGTTTGGTTTTGTTTAGGTTTCTGTTTGGTTTCTTTTGGACGGCCTCCTTTTAGACCGTTTTCATACTTCCTCGTATTGGCGTCGAGCTGAGGTTTCAATAGGGTAAAGACCGCATCGCTTGTCCCTGTTAAAGCCTCCGGTTCTATGTCATTAAGAGCATAGTTACAAATCGCTTCAACGAGTGAAAGTCTATCTCTCTTGTTCAGTTTTTGTATGGTTTCGAAAAAACTGCGATAAAAAATGAAACTATCTCTCATAATTTGCCTCTATTTTCGTCTATAAGCGACTTTATTACGTTCTCTAATAAGTAATCCTCTGCCCAATTGAACTGAGCTGATTCGGCTCGTTTCGTTGCTTTCAGCCTGAGCACTTTTTTAGAGCAGCTCTCTTCTATCGGGATCAAATAGCACTTACCGTCCCACGTCGTAGCGAAGTAATCGATCTCGCTCTTATCGTAGTGAGAATACTGCCTATTTCCGTTGACGCTTTGCTTTCGCCTTACGTCTATGATGAGAGCATTTTCGTCACGAAACGTTGTAGCTGATTTGCATTGGATCCGATAAAATCGGCCGTTGATATCAACTGCAAAGTCATACTTATCGTGGTTACCATATGGAATGGAAACGGTATATCCTAAACGCTTGAACGCCAGGATCGCTTCCAGCTCCGTAATGTCACCTCTTATTTTGTCATCCATATAAGATCCTTATAATCTCTTTTCCTGTGTCTCTTTTGTGACAGAACCGGACTGAGATCGGATATTTCACCATCCATGACGCTAAGACCCGATACACCTTCTCGCCTCTTACCTGAGTATGAGGAGAAGACCAACGCATCAGATCTTCTATGGTCTGGACTCGGATCCATTCATCCCGGTCCTGGTATCTGTCCTGCTCAACCAATATCACCAGATGAGCTCCGACCTTTTTCGCTCGTTCCAGCTCACGTTTGAATCGTTCGTGATCGGAAGCGCAGCATTGTGCCAGCTCCTGAATGTTCTGTTTGCGGTCGATAACGAGCAGAGGGTTACCGTACTCCATATAATCGCCGAAATACAGTTTGCTCCGCTCGTATTCGTAACCGCTTTTCAGAAAGGAACTGAGTATATTGGTAATTGCGTCTTTGTGTTCTCTTGTGTCTACTAAAATGAGACTCATATTTGCACCCTATTTGTTAAATAAGCACCCTAATTATCAAAAGGGAACATCCTCGTCTATTTCCTCGAACTTCGGCTCCGGTCCGTCTGGCTTTGTTCCGGATCCGTCACTCTTTGATCCGCAGAAGTCGAAGTCTGAAACGATTATGCTATATGCTTTTCGCTTCACTCCGTTCTTATCCTCATATGAGCGGATCTGACCTTCCCCGGAGAGAACGATCTCGGAGCCTTTATGAAAGTATTTGTCTATTACCTGAGCTCTTTTCCCGAATATGGTGCAGTCGAAGAAGTCCGACTCGTCGCCGTACCTCCTGTCTGTTGCTACGGTGAATTTCGCTCTGTCTTTTGTCGGCTCGGATCCAGTAGTAAACTCCGGATCTCTTACGAGCCTTCCGTGTATCATGTGAATGTTCATTTTGCCTCCTATTGTAAATAAAGCGGGACGGATGTTATGAAATGGGGATGTTTATTGATGTTGATACTTGTTATAGTCTGCAAAGGAGATATAAACCGCCCCGCCTCTATTCGGTGATTATTTCTTAGCGAAGAAGATCTCCGCATCCAATGCCCTTGTAAGAGCTACGAAAGATGTCAGCGTCGGCATCCTTTTTCCTCGCTCGTATCTGCTTAATACGGACTGCGAGAGATTCGTCTTATCAGATAGATCTTTTAAGGTCATCCCTCTATCGATTCGTAACGTTTTGAGTGCCTCGCCGATGTTCGTATCATTCAGCGTTTTTAACTCTCTTAGCATTTGGCTTCCTCCTGTTTATCATTTTTCTATTGCCGATAAGAGCGTCCTGGATGCTATTGAGCCTTGTAATACGCTCCGAAATGTATTGCAGCAGAACCTGCTTTTCCGTATTCATCGACTCACACATATCTCTCGTCCGGCTCTTAATGATGTAACTGAGCACTTCTTCAGGATAATCGAATCTCTTATGCTCGAAATCACGGCCTTTTACAAGTAAGTCGTACCAGACCTCTCCATCATCGGGATCCTTATAAACGACTATGTCCGGAATGGACAGTACCAGCTCCTCACATTTGCTCTGAGGCGTTCTGTTCTTGATAACGCTCGAATGTTTGAGGCTCGTATCGTATACGTCCTGGAGCAGATCTTCTATCTCGTGACAGATGGCATATCTTATCTCGTCACCTTCGTCTCGTGCTTTATCGGCATAATCGAATAGCACGTCCCAAAATCTTCCTATCATTATTCGGCCTCCTTTATCTCGTAGATCTCCGGAGCGGTCAGCTTCTTAGTGGTTTTGCAGTAATCACACTTCTCACATCTAATCGGCTCGACTTCGCCGGTCTTTATCAGGTCAAATCTCTCTATCTTCGCCTCGACCATTTTGAGAGCCGTATCGAGAATGTGCTGCGGAATCTGTATGAGCTTGATATCAGGGAATTTCTCTTTCGTTGCCGCAGCCAGGAAGAACGGAAGCGGTTTGTCACGTCCTGTTACGAGCTGCTCGATCTTCTGATAGACTGCGCCCTGAATGTCGTAGCCCCAATACTCGATCCATGACCTCCAGCCGTAGCCTTTGTCATATATGTCCTCGAAATCCTTGACGACCTTCAAATCTACGATGCGTTTCTCGTTATATACGTCCATCTTGATCTTCCAGGGTACTCCGAACAGTTCTGCACTCATGATGGTCTGTTTTTCGCCTTCGAGATAGTCCATCATAAGAGGATCCGACGTGATTCGGGTTATAATGTCGTTAGCGTGAACGAACTTTGAAAGCAGCTCACCGTTCTTCTTGAACATCAGATTTCCGTACCGGGCATCGAACTCTTCACGCTCTCCGGAGAAGTACGCATCCACATACGATCCGATAAGCAGCGAATCGGTTGTCTCTCGCTCCCATACGCCACGGACCGATGCGTATCCACACGCCTCGCACTTATTGAACTCTTTGAACTGCGAGACGGACCAGTACGAGCGGTTCGCTTCCGGGCTGAAGTAATTGTCATTAGTCAGCGTCATTTGCGGCCTCCCTTGATCAGTTCGATAATATGCTGCTGCTCGTCCTCTGGTAGTTCTTCACGCAGCTTTCTTGATAGTTTCGATTCACTTAAACCTAATAGCTTAGCGAGTTGCCATTGTTTAAGATCGTTTTCGAGCATCGTCATTCTGATATTCTTATTTGTCATATCAGCTCACCCTCCTCGCTCTTCTTCGCTTCGGCAGCACATGAATAGCACATATATTTGCCGAACTTCGTCATGGCATTATTTGCTATCGCTTTCGCCTTATAAGTCTTGCCGTCGACTGTGACGTCGGTTATCAGCTCCCCGCACACCTCGCAGTAGATCTCTTCCGACTTAGGTGCATACTCTCTTACTCGTAAGCACTCGGTCGTGGATCCGAACGCTGAAATCGTGGCCTTATAGATGGCGATCTTCTTGTTTACCCACACATCGACCTTAGGCGAGCCGTAAGCCTTTGAAATCGCTTTGGCATTGGTCGTATTGCAGATCATCGGCTTGTAATCACGCTCTTTAAAGTGGATCGTCAGCTTCTTCTCTGATCCCCGGTCGTTCTTCACTTCGTCCTGAGACACATAATCTATGGTCAGTACCAGATCGTTATTGTCCGGAATGTCCCATGCTCCCAGGAACGGTTTATCCATATATTTGCGGAAATCTCCGCTCAGTTTCTCACTCATTGCTCTCCTCCTCTTTGATGACATTTATGATGATGTCTAATATCTCCGAGTTTCTCAGAAGCAGGTCGATTAGATACTCTGCGTCCTTAAATTCCTCATAATAGACAGTTAACTCGTTATAGCCCTGCTTTAAGCGGACCTTATAAGTGACTTTCATGACTTCGCCCCCTCTCTAAAAAGAGCATTCACTTCTCTCTTCTGTCCGATCTCCGTTATCAGTCGTTCCGGAACGCATACGTCATAATCGCCCTGGAGCACTACTCTCGCAATTTCCTTGAAGATCTCCGCTTTCGTCAAGTTCTCGACGTGCAGGTAGATATCATTGCTGATAGAGTCCTGGATCCTGATGTATTCGTTCCCGGTATTGATGGACCATGCGTATCTGATGGACTCGAGATCCTCAAAGCCTTTCAGTCCGCTCCATAAGCCCTCTATATATGCTCGTCTGTCTCTGTAGTATTCTGCTCTGCTCATTTGCCCACCTCCGACCAATATGCTAATAAAGCCTCTACTATTCCTTCATCGAGGTCGGCGAGATCGTAGTCTTTTATGCCGACAAATAACGCATTGCCGACGATATAATCGTCACGCCATGGAAAGTTCTTCGGAAGGTTCTTTATCTTGCCCTCCTCGTTTACGATCATGGCCATATGCGGCGTAAGTGATACGCACTCGATATAACCTCCTACGAGTTCCTGCCACTTTTCGAGTGAATCAGATATATCCATTGCCTCTGCCGGTTCGCCAGGTCTCTTAATAACTATCTTCATTCGACTCACCTCCGAGAAGAATGGCTCCGATAGCCATCATTACCAGGTACAGAAAACCTTTGAGTATAAGCGGGAGCATCGGGCCGTGAGCACCCTCCATAACTGCTACATCGTCAGCTCCCGCCATACCGAAAAGAAACACAAAACCTATAACAGAAAGCATTAAACCTGTTATCCTTCTAATTCTGCTAAACATAATTGAACCTCCCCTCTCTGGATCATGTCATAGAGCCTCTCACAAGCTCTCTGATCGCCGTTAACCTTGCAATAGTCTCTCATTATGCACTTACCGAATTTCGCTCTCATATCGACAGTTCCGTCCGCCTTAAGTGCTTCGTAATACATTGGACATTGCCTACATTTGAATCCGGCACCGATCATCTCATATTCTTCTTCAATGCTCTCCGGTGCCTCTCCGATCTTTTCCGTCCAGTAGATCCTCGCTCCGAGGAAGTTCTCGTAAAAATCGACTGTTACGTCCTTGCCTTCAAGCTCGACCAGCTTCTTATTGAGCGTTTCTGTAAACTGCTGGGCCGAGTCTCCTATGACGATGGCAAACTGCTTAACGCTCTTGTTTCTCATTAAAAAATCACCTCCGATTCCATTACTCTTTGGTGATTCTATTATCTCATATTGACTGTGTTAAACCCTGCCCTACTCCCCTCCGAAAAAAATACTCCGGATTATGATTTTAGGAATAGTTATGGCTCTTTTTTCTGGCGATTAGGATCATTCCCTCTCGCCTGTCAGAATATGATATTCGAATCACCTGTATATATATTAAGGCAAATTTGACCTTTTGTCAATTACTTTTTTATGATATAATCAATTTGGAGGTGATCTTATGGAAATAAAAGACTCAAATGGCAATTCATTTAATATTGCTCATTATGGAGAAGAACGAGATCTCAACGCTAATACTGATGAGCTTCAAATAGCAGTATATTTGATTAAAATGCTCCCCTCTCCGGATTACTGTCGGATCGTTCGTGTTTCAGATAGTTATATAACTGTAAAATGTGGATCGTGGGATTTAGCCAGGATAAAATACACAGATCGTGCAAAGTGGGTTCTCTTTCCTACCATTGAGAAGCAGAAAGAAAAACATTCTATTGAAAAAACTGAGGATGTGAAAGAGTTTCAAGAATATGTAGACAAATCATATGAACATTTCTTAAAGTATGGTATCAACTGTTAATAGATGGTCTTATAAGGCTTAAATCGCCGATTTCAGCGAGTTTTATCTATTTGTTGATATATGAGTCGTTGTAGGCTCTATCATTTCCACGCAAAAAGCCCGGAGCGTAATTGCCCCGGGCCTCTTGCTTTTAGAGATATATTTTAGGAGAGTGCCATGCCCTCTTGCGAGGCTTAGTCATCTACCTCTGGCAGACCTGCCATGCTTGTAAGAATCGATATGAGTGCCATCGTAGCAGCCATACCCAAAGCGGTCGGCCAGTCGATATCTACGATATTAATATAATCGGATCCAATAAGTGTTATTAAACCTTGAGCAAAAGTTTTGAGGGCTCTGATAGCCGCAGCGTATGCCCAGTTCCTATACTTCATTTTATCCTCCTACTCTACCGGCAACGAGCGGAGTTCACCGCCCTCGCCGTATTCTCTCTTCACTCGACCGTTTCCTTCGAGTGCGATATATGCTGCATATTCCTCAAATACGTCGTTATACTCTTCGGAATCGATGTAGCCTTGTTCTTTGTACTTATCAGCCTGAGTCAGCAGATGGTGTCGTGCGATCGCCTTCAGGATGATCTCGGTCGGAGTTTTCTTTTTCTTCTTCGACTTGTAGAGCTCCATCAGGAACTGACCTAACCAGTTCGAGCCAAGAACGATCCCTACAAGTGTAATAATCGTTTCTGTGTTCATATGCTCGCCTCCAGTTTACCATCTGCATCGAACGAGCACGGAATGTTTGCGGATCCTGTCTGCATATATCCGTCGCCCTTGATGTAGTACATATTATTTTTCCAACGGATCCAGGCACCTTTTACCTGTTTTCCGTCTTTACCGAGATAACACCAACCGGTAGAATCTTTCTGCCAGTCGTTCGTTTTCATATAGCCGTCTGGTTTCAGATAGTACCAGTCGTCCTTCCATTTGATCCATTCCGACTTGGTAATGTTTCCGGATCCATCGAGATAGCACCAACCTATTGAGTCCTGAGCCCAATTATTTTTGAGCTTCTCGCCGTTCTGGTAGTAATGCCATCCGTTCGGATCTTTTACCCAGCCTGACAGATAAGCCGTCCACATTACGTCCGGAATGCAGCCTTTCATACTCTTCTCGTATGAGTGCCAACCGTCGAGACATTTATTGCCGTTGGAATCCTTCGTATACAGATAGTGAAGACCGCCTTCGACCTTGTACTGAACGAACGCAACGTAATGCCCGCCTCCGGTCCATACCGTTCCGTCCGGAGCCGTACCCTTTCCAAATAAGATAACCCCTACCCGACCGCCTTTGTTCAGCTCATCGAAGAACGAAGTCATATTATAATGGCGTTTACTGTTGCCCAGGTAATTCTCGAGGCCCTTATCGATACCGACCCACTCCGTTCCGTCTCCGTTCGTGGCGTACTGCTTCATGAACGAGTAAAACGTTCTCGGAGTGCTGTTTTTGTATTTGTCGAGTTCGATGGCGCAATGAGTGACCGCACATAAGCCGCAGCCGTCTGTAGCGACTGTGTAAGGCTTATTCTTATATGGTTGGCTCGCCCATCGTGGGTCTTGCTGTCTGTATATTTTAGGATTCATAATTTCTCCTTATGTCAGTTTGTGGTTTGCGGAATTCGCACAGTCGATGATCTGCTGTATTGATTGCTGATGACTCCATCCCTCAATATTGAGGTTGTTTTTCGGTGCTTTGTAGACTTCTATGACATACTGTGCTCTTATATCGGTGACTGCGTTAGCATATGTGCTCGTGAAGTAAGATGTTGAACCTCTCTCCGTAACTGTCGGGGAGTTGATGGTCAATACACCGCTCGAAATACTCGGAGCCATTGCAGCCTGGCAAGTTCCATATGCTTGAGTTGATACTGTTGTTAATGTGCTTGAGCCGGAGTAGTACACTTCCCTATATGATGCGGAAGCCGTAGATACTGCGTTCAGTCTGGTCGTGTAGTATTTTGATGTATCAACTAGTGCGTGTATGGTGCTTCCTGGTATATCTATGACTTCATAGACATGTACGCCCATATGATACTCGCATCTTCCCTTGCCTTTCGTAGTAATGGAATAGGTCGGGATCGTGAGCATCCTCTCTACGACATAATAAAAATAATTGTCTCTGTCGAGTGTTATTGTGCCTATTGTTGCCCCCGCCTTTATCGTCTGCGCTGATGTCGAATAGGACGGGATCGTGATGTTCTCGTCTGCGTGCATATATTTATCATAGGTATATTTTTGCACGAGTGTTGCATCGGGGCGAATCGCATAATTGACGAGTGTAGGCGAGACATTTACTGTGACCGAGGAGTATCCGTCGAGATCGTCGTCGATTGCATTATATGTGCCGTTTTGCGTGATGTTCTTCGTATCAACTAAAAGCGGAGGCACTTCATAGTATTCGGCCGAATTGTGATACCCTACACCGATGTTCCAATATTGAGTCGAGTTCGACTGATAGATCTTCGCTTTTCTCGTTCCTGTATATGACAAGGAAGGCCCGACCGGAAGAGTCAAGCCGGCGACTCTTTCGACTGTGACCGCCACCGCTAAAAGCCCATCATAGCCGTTGTCGGCTGATATTATTTCTTCTTGTTGATAGGATGACGGGGTGTAGGTCTTCGTTTTGGTCTGTAAACTCGGATTGACATCGACTACCAAAGTCGCGAGGTTGGAGACATCGTATGTCCCGTTCGTTGTCTTGGTTTCCGATCCGCTCACGAGTTCGCCTGCGGTGATGTTGACTGCCGTTCCTGTGTGTGTGCCTCCCGAGATAAACCCTCCCGAGTTTGTGACTGAAGGCGTGACTGCGATTGCGTGGTTATTGACTGCTCCCTTCGTTGCGGTGGGTGTGCCTTCCGTTCCGAGTATGTGTGACGGGCTGACATAGTAGGGGTCTCCCGTGTATGGATAGTAAATGTCAAATAATGGCGAGCAGACTCCATTGGATGGTGTCTCAAATACCACGAAGTGAAGTTCGCCTGTGTTCGTGTCGAAGCCGTAGGCACTCCCTCCGTATGTCACTCCGTTATATTTCACGATGATATCGTATGCGTCGTCTGTTATTGCGTCGTAGCATCCTTGCCAGGTTCGATTACATAGAACGGTGTAGTCATTGGCGACGCTGAATTCGATACATACATTGACGACCGCTCGTTCGTAATTCTTGACGAGATACCCGAGGCCTGTTATCGTGTTCGATGTTAGCGTCGTTGTCCCCGAGGGTACGATGTATTGACTCGGTATGGGATTGACTGTGACCGCTCCCTCCATCATAACATTCGATCCACCGATGACTTGCGAGTTCGTCGTCGGGGTAATAGTTGTTCCCGAGGCGAGTGCATATGTGTCGAAGGGGTCTCCCAATTTTGAGAAGCCATCACCTATGAAGCCCGCTGTGTCTCCATCGCTGACAGAGACTTCGACTTTTGGATAGGTTTTCCATTTGCGTTGGCCTCCGCTTGTATAGAAGGTCGTATTCGCCATCATTACCCAAGGGTCGCCTTGTGGGACGGTTGCGGTCGCATAGTTTGTGACATCAGTAACGCCGCTTTGTGTGATGTCGATATTTCCTGTCGGAGTAACTCCGCCGCCAATGGTAAAGTCTTGCGTCCCTCCACCTTCAAGCGGTACCCTTATTTTGTTGACTCCATCCCATTCAATGTCTTTCAATAAGATATCTACTGACATAATCTCTCCTTATGTTAATATCAGAACGTCGCCGCTCTGCATTAAATTAACGTCTCTCGTCATAGATCCGCCTCCTACCGCATATAAGCTGAACTTATAAGTTCCTGTCGAGCCGGAGTTATTCGGTCTTACTGCGTAGACTTGAGGAGTGGTCGTGGATGATCCTGCCCCGTATGTCTCGACGAGTATGCCTTGCGATGTGCCTTTGGAATTTGCGAAGAAGTCGGGTGCGGATGAAAATAGACCGTTCGGATATGTCGCAGTATGTGTCGAAGCCGTTCCCTCATAAAGAGAGCCCCACGCAGTCCATCCTGTAATTGACTCCTCTAACGTTCCCCAACACTCCGCAACACCGCTCGCCCATACTCGATATGTCCATATACCTTCAGTTCCCTCTTCGGTGATATAGTCAAGTCCCGAACCGCCTCCGGATCCGGATGAGCTGCCGAAACTCTCACCGATACCAAGAGCCTCAGATAAGGTCGTTGCGAGCGTACCGAGTTCCATTCCTTCGTAGGATCCACGCAGCACATTCCATATCGTTTTGACGATCTTGAAGTTAGCGGACACGTTATACATCGGGAAGATTACCGTTATCGTGTCACATAAGCTGCACTTAAGAAGATCCTGGAACGCAGAGAACTCGCCCATATCAGCCAGGCGAACGAAATCGACCGAAATCGACTGCGCCGGAAGATTTGTCTGATTACTCTGCATATATGAAAGAGCCTTTGCTTCGAGCTGAGCCGTAGTGGGTTCGCTCTCGAACTTGTCGGTCAGATCCAGCGGAACGCAGATATCATATCCGTTAAATCCTGTTGTCCCGAGTGTGACCTGGTTACCGACCAGCAAAGAGTCTCCATTATAGAATGGAATACATGATGTAAATGTCGACTGATAGTCTGTATCGTCATTGTAATCTAATAAGTTAACGCCGTAGCGGATCGCAAAATCACGCATCTGGCCACGAGCAGAGTGCAGAATGACCCGAAACTTATCCCACTCAAATTCGCCGCCGTAAGCGTCCAAAATCGAGCCCTGAACGCCTCCTAACATCTGGCGGACACTTCTGGGCGTTCCGTCAGCTGCGGCCATATAAGCGGATGAGGTTATATCCGTCTCGTATGTGAACGGATTAGTCGGAGTCGCATTACCGAGCATAGTAAAAGCGTCGGCAAGTGAACTGATTTGAGTTCCAGCGACTGTCATCTGACTCTGCCTGTATGAGATGTGCGTGCAATGGAACGACACGATACCATTTATCGGCTTCGAGTACGAAACGATCGTAAACGGCTGGATGTCACCTGTCTCGTCGTGAGTTACGCCCACGATACGTCCGCAGGTGATCTTGTCGTAATTCGCACCGTTGACAGGATATTCAAAATCGCACTCATATATGCCGTTTCGTTCTTCTGTTACGGTACACGAAAGGCAGTCACGAAGACGACCGATACCATTATCAGCGAATGCAGTCTCGTTTGCTTCAAATAAAATCGGGATCATACTGTCCACCACCTCGGCGTGATCTTAAAGTTTGAAACGTTCGTATATGTTACGGTCGTACTGCCCGGAGGTAATACTGGAAGCTCACCGCCGAGATTTACGAAGTTGTTAAGCGAGACGGTATTGCC